AACCCCCTTCCGCCTGCGCCGGGTAGTTATGGTTGTAGAGCCCCCACGTCACCCGGCATCTCCCACCACCTGGAACTCGTTGGTCGCGATCTTGATCAGGGACAGCGATGCGTACTGCACCCGGGTCTTGAGTGTAGTCGGGTGGCGGATGGTCACGCCGGACCCAGGCGAGATCGTCACCTGGCCGGCGCCAGCCTGATAGATGTGCGTGATGAAGCCGATCGGCAGGTTCGTTGTAGACTCTGGCGGCACGGTGACTGTGATGGCTGCTGCGTTGGTGCAGCGGATCAGCTTCAGCTCATCACTGGCAACGACCGTGTAGGCGGTGCCGGTCTGGTTATTGATCCCCGGGCGCGCGGCCGCCTGGGTCTGCTCCGATGTGGCGCCAACCATGACCCACCGATCCTCATCCTCATCGTATATGATCATGGTGGGGACCCCGGCCAGGAGGTCGCCTGCCTGCAGCGGGCTGCCGTCGTTCCTGACGATCTCCTTATTGCCTGAGCTGTTGACGTCGATGACCGCAGCGCCGATGTTGTCGGTCAGGGGCCTGAAGGTGGTCAGCTGGTAGTCGACCAGCGTGTCTTCCCCGCCGTTGTCGACCACATAGTTGTTCGCTGTGCCGGTGTCGTCAGCGCCGATGTTCGCACCTACCTTCAGGTCGCCCGGGTTGGATAGTTTATCGAAGGCCTCCTCGATGGCCTTCAGCTCGTCGTCGAAGAAGCCCGACAGGACCGTCTCGCCGGGGACCAGGTCGCTGGTGTAGGTGTAATATTCGTTGGCCATGATTACCTCGACTTCCTGCGCGGGCTGAAGTGCAGCACTATACCCTGCATGACAAAGGGATCAGCTGTCGCTGAGCTGTGGACGAATGCCAGACTGATGTTGTTGCCGGTGCCGAGCAGCTCGATGCGCGCGTTGTTGAACTGCTGGGCGTCCCAGTAGATCTCGTCCCAGTTATCCTGATCGTAGAAGCCACCGCCACCCAGGACTGACGGCTCCCACGACCGAGGCCCGGTCTCGCCGTTGGAGTAGGACAGCTCCTGGCCAACGCGCAGCGTGAGCCGCCGCTCTGCCTCCAGCTCCAGCTCTGCCAGGTGGTAGCGCTTGCGGCTGGCCGGATCCCCCTGGTGGCTGTACGGAAGCCTGGCGAACGACTCCATGCTGGCGCCATCGAAGTTCTGGCCAACCTCAGCCCGGTACACGTAGCCGCTGCTTCCGCCGAACAGATAGCGCGGCTCACCGACAGTGTTCTCGCACCAGTACGCGCAGCTTACGCTGGTGGGTAGCTTTAGGGTGCCGAACTCCGGCATACCGCGGGGCTTGATCTTGGCGACCAGCGCGGTTCCGTCGGTGAGCATGACGCGGTACTGGTTGGTCTCGCGGATCATCATGACGCCAGCAATGCGCTCCCTGGCCTTTTCCAGGTAGGGCTGCACCATTCCGGATATGGTGGAGTCGGCGAAGTCACCAAACTGGTCCACCCGGCGCAGGTCAGTCATGCCGGAGTCGTCGATGGTGTACTGCGTGGACAGCTGCCCCTGGGAGTACAGGATGGCGCCTGACCGCAGGGAGATGACGCGCTTCACGTACCCTGCGTCTGCGATGTAGAAGCCGTGCGTGGAGCGGCGAGTGTAGGTCACCAGGACCTGGCCGGGCGAAGCCACCAGGCCGGTGATCTCGTCACCCAGGCCAAACTCAGCGGCGCCCAGGAAGCCGTTGAATGTCAGCGGCGCGCCAACGACACTCTGCTGCAGGGAGCCACCCGGGAAAGCAAGCCACAGCCTGCCGTCGAACACCTCGAGATAGAACGGGTTGTTCTCTTCCGGGGCGTCACCGAGAGACAAGTCGAGCAGGATCGGCGTGACGACGTCATCCTCATCGATCTCGATCGCAGGACCCACGCCACCGCATGCGTACACGCGAACAGTCCCGGACCCGGCCAGGAAGTTGTAGGTCTTGAACACGTAGCGACCGCCGACAGGCAGCGCATACACCTCCGGGGTGTCGATGATGTCCGCCACCGGTGAGCCGCCAATGTTGATGGTCTCGTCCGCCGTGAAGGTCCCGCTGACCCCGGTTAGTGCCAGGTATCCGGCGGCGTCGCTGGTCCCGGGGGCTCCGGAGTGGATAACCACGCGATGCACAGTAGCCGTAGCACTGGAGGTCGCACCCGTGATGGTGTCGCCCTCGTTGATGATCTCTGATCCCGTGCCGTAATACACGGTCGTAGCCATCGTGAGCTGGCTGTCATCCCACCCTGACGATGTTGCCTTGTGGATGACGCCAGCGGTCTCGCCAACATTGTCCCGAATGGCATAGATCCGTTCCTCTACCTGCCAGCAGCCGCGTATGTCGTTGATGCCTGGCACCTGCTGGATGTCGCCGCGGTAGACCTCCTGGGCACCGTACCGGAATGCCTCAAACTGCTCGACGCCTGATGCACCCCTGTCCTGCACTGAGGCGATGGTGGCGGTGGCGGTGTCGATGTCCTCGTCTTCCTGGAAGGTCCCGGACACCTGGGTCACCGCAATGCAGTTGCCGTCGATCGCCGCGATGGTGCCGGTGGCGCCGGACGTGTCGCCGGTGATCTCGTCGTCGACCGCGTACTCACCGATGTCATCCAGGCAGAGCTTCAACCACTCGGCCTTGTGGGGCTCAGGCCTTCCGTCCAGGCGCTCGTAGCCACGGATCCTGCGGTAGCCACCGTTTATCCATGGCTCGAAGTTGTTGCCCGCGATCAGCTGACCTGGCGGCATCTGGATGGCTGGTGACACCAGGTTCAGGCCGCCACCGAATGGCCAATATGTGGTCTGCCTGCTCATTCGGTGTACATATCCAGCACGTTGCCCTCCGCGATGCGGTGAGCGCGGCGCTCGCCAGGCAGCTGTGTGGCCTCCATGGCAGCGACCCAGTTGCCCATCATGGTCTGGCCCTTCTGCATGATCTCCGGCGCATTCTCCAGCTCGGCATACAGCATCAGCGCCTTACCAACGATTGCCTCGCGGTAGGCCGCCGGGATGATGCTCTGGGCCTCAGGGTCTTCGATATCCATCGCCACGGGCTGACGATAGAAGCTGTAGCGGATGTCGTACGCGGCGTCTGGCTTTCCCTCAAGGTAGAAGGTGCCGTTGGGCAGCATGATGACGCGGTAGGGCTGGCCGGGAGTGTCGTTCCTGGGCACGTGCCGGACATCGATGTGATCGACCAGCTCGAGCTGCACGTCGCCGATGAAGAACGTATCGCGCTCAGGCTCACCGAGGCCGTATGGCGGGGCGTATACACTGACCCCGGCCAGGGTGTTGATCGTGTCCTGGACCCACAGGTAACCCCAGTCGGTGTGCAGCGACTGGATGAAGAGATCCGCAGACCAGACCCACTCAACGAGGCGCTGTTGCTCACCCCTGAGACCTGTCACGGCCTCCGGCATCCGGCCTCCTGAACCCGACTCGCGCCAGGTCTTCTGAACGAGCGCAAGCAGGTTCATGGGGGATTACTCCGGTGCTTTTACGGACCGGTGTCCGGCGTCGTAATATTGGCCGTCCTGCAGGAAGCGAGCTGGACCCACACCGCCACGGATGACCGCATGGTCAGCCTTGGGATTGAACTCCTTCTTCGCCTTGGCAGCCGGCTTCTTGGCCTGGGACTTCTTTTCGGCCGCCTCTTTCTCGGCCGCAGCCTTGTCGTCGGCTTCCTTCTTCGCGGCGTCTTCCGCAGCCAGGCGCTTGTCCTCGGCTTCGGTTTCCTTGGCGACGCGCTCGTCTTCAGCGGTCGTGCTCGGATCTTTCGGTTTTTCCGTCATGGTTCAGTCCTCAGAAAAAGTCTATACCCATGGGGCCGAACAGCTCCTCCATGCGCTTCTCCCGCTCGTCGCGCCCATCCTTGTCCAGGAAGGTCCGATACGGCGGCTTGTGCCTGGTGGCCTCGACGCGGGACGACAGCCCCTCTTCCAGGCTTCCAGATCCCTCCCTGCGCTCCTGGAGGTTGCGCTCCTTGGCGGGCAGGTAATCTCGATGGTTGTTCATGTGTACCTCCGAAAATCGGCGGCCCCCCGAAGAGGCCACCGGATCATCTCATGCAGACACAGTCAGATCAGGGCTTGGGCGTATGCACCTTGCGGCTGATCATGCCGTTGTCATGCCGTGGGCGGCCCACGTTGCTTTCCGGAGGGTTGCACTCAGCCGGGTTGAACTTCTCCCGCTTAGTGACGCCTTCCTTCAGGCCGCCGCCCTTGCCGCCTTTCTCGCTCTTGTAGCTTTTCATCGTCGTCCTCCTCAGAACCACGCGATGATAAGGGTCAGGCCTGCAGCGCCAGCGGTTGCTTCACCGCCAGTTGAAAGCTCGACCACGCTATCAGCGGGGATCAGGTTGTCGTCGTCAGTGAGGAACAATGCGCCATTGGCGACAGAGTCAGCTGCACTGATCGGGACGGTGAGTGTTGCGTAGGCATCCGCGTCAGACGGAGAGCCCACGGCCAGGGTGGCTGCCGCGGCGGTGACACCGGTGGTCACTGCAGCGGACAAGCCCACGATACGCCCCTGCCGTCCAGCCGGACCAGCAATGCTGGCCAGGACAGCAGCTGACGTGAGGTCAGCCGCCTGGAGGAAGTGCGTGCTCATGATGGGTCTGTCATAGGTGTTCATGTGATTCTCCCTTATGACTCGTCGCTATCCCACTTGAGGATGCGAATTTGTGCCTTCGCCTCATCAGTAGTGGTGTTGCCGTGGGTGATCTTGAACGCGCCCAGGTAGTACCATGCGATACCACGTGAACGCCCGTAGTCGTCCGGGATCTTGCCGCGCAGCTCCTCGGGGATGACGATGGCCTCAGTGACCGTGTCAGCGCCGAAGAAGTAAGCAGCATCCGACAGACCGTTGCTCCAACCTTCGCTGGCGATGTTGGTCTGCGGAACGAAGCGGACGCCCTCGTACCGACCGCGCTCACCATTGACGATGCGCTTGTAGCCCTCGTCGACGTACTTGTATACGTCCTCCAGGTCGTCCATGACGGGCCGGAGAGTGGTCGGGCGCATGACTGACATGTAGTCCTCACCATCGAAGGTGGGGATGTTGCGCTCTTCCATCTCGTCGCGGAACGTCTTGACGTGCTCCTTGGACATGGCGATGTTGTTGGTCGCACTAGGGGTGCCGTTGTCGGTGATCGTGAGAGCACCGGATGCCCCGCCCACGGCGCGCAGTGGCGTTGCGTCGAACTGCGCGTGCGCAATGCGATCGAACGTCTTGTTCGCGTCGTTCTTCAGGGTCTTGTTGATCACGTCGGGCACGTTGTGCTCGGACATGGTCTCGTACTTCAGCGAGTGCGGGATGGAGATACCGTGCTCGGTAACCGTGACCTCGCCCTGGAACACAGGGTAGCTGGTCGTCGGCATGTTCTCCGTTTCCTGCAGCTCACGAGTCGGGTTGTTCTCGTCCTGAATCGTGTCGCCGTAGATCGTCCACGTAAATTTTTCACCGACATTGCTGCCGATGGCCTCTTCCACGTCGCAGAACTGACGATATCGAGTCAGAGGCTGCAGCGCGGTGCGCCAGTTGTCGGACAGGATGTCCGAGGCCATGAAGCCCTGGCCGGTATTAATCCAGAGTTGAGACATTGCTCAATCCTCCTTGAGGGGTTAGTTGACTGCCCTCGCCGCTCTCATGCGTGCAATCTTGCCCTCGGGTGAGTTGTCCACCTTGGGCCTCTCCTCCACAGGAGCGCGCGCACTGTTGCTGCGAGGTACTGATGAGAGGTGCTGCTTTCTGTTCAGCCTCTCCCGTGCCGTGTCATCCCCCGCGGTCTTCTTCTTGGCCAAGCCCAGCTCTTCCGCAGCGCGGCGGCCGGCTTCCATGAACATGTCTGCGGGTGAGTATTCAGGATGTTCTGCCTGAACCTCTTTCAGGTGGATGTCTGCGTAGGCCAAACGCTTTTCGTGGCTGGCTATCTCGGAGTATTCCTC